CCGGGCAGCGCGCCAAGCAGGACTTCGACATCAAGGCCGGTAATTTGTGGGAGACCGAGCAGGTGGTCGAGCATTTCGGCGAGGCGGTAAAACTGCTTCGCATGTCCATGCTGCTTATCCCCGATACGCTGGCCCGCCAAGCAGGTCTGACCGAAGCGCAGCGCAACGTGGTGCAGTCGTCGGTGGATGGAATGCTGAACGACTTGGCCGTGGCGCTGATCGACAAGTTTAAGAAGGATGACAAGGTGGGCGACGATGAAGTTTGATAGCATCGCTCAAATCATTTGCTCAGTGGCGGAGCAGCTAAAGCCGCCGATGCGAATGACCGTGGCCGAGGCTGCGAGCAAGTACCGCTACGTCAATCAGCCCGGCGCGTATGTCGGGCCGTGGATGAACATCACGACGCCGTACATGGTCGACCCGATGAACATGCTTAACAGCCGGGAGTACGACAAGATGGCGTTTGTCGGCCCGGCGCAGACAGGTAAAACGGATGCCCTGATCCTGAACGGCATTGCCTACTCTGTCCGCGTCGACCCGATGGACACGATGATCTTTTGCCCCACCAGCACAGCCGCCCGCGACTTCTCAATGCGACGTGTAGACCGTCTTCACCGGCACAGCCCGGAAATCGGCAAAATGCTGATGAAGAACCGCGACGCCGACAACAAGTTTGACAAGCACTACATCACCGGCATCATCCTGACGTTGAGTTACCCGTCCGTAACCGAACTGGCCGGGCGACCGGTTGGCCGCATCATCATCACGGACTACGACCGTATCGACGACGACATCGGCGGGGACGGTAATGCCTTCGACCTCGCCTCGAAACGTACGACCACCTTTGGCTCGTTTGCCATGTGCATCGCCGAGTCATCGCCATCCCGCCCGATTATCGACCCGAGCTGGATCAAGCGCTCCCCTCACGAAGCCCCGCCATGCGAAGGGATCATCGGCCTGTATAACCGTGGCGACCGTCGCCGCTGGCATTGGCCGTGCCCGCACTGCGATCAGTATTTCGAAGGCACGTTTGACCTGCTTCGCTGGGACACCAAGGGCAAAGATGGCGCGCCGCTATCGAACCTCGAAAAGTCCGAGACTACCCGGATGGCCTGCCCGCATTGTGGCAGCGAGATCGCGCCGGTTGATAAGTACGAAATGAATATCTGGGGTATGTGGGTGCCGGAAGGTTGCCGCATCAACGAGGTGGGCCAGCTCGTCGGTGAGAAGCCTCGCTCGTCATTCGCCTCCTTCTGGCTGCGCGGTACAGCGGCGGCATTCATCACATGGCAGAAACTGGTGCTCAACTATCTGGACGCGTCCGACGACTACGAGCGCACCCTGTCCGAAGAGTCCTTGAAGAAATTCTGGAACAACGACATGGGCGAGCCGTACCGCCCGAAATCAGTCGAGTCTATGCGCGTGCCGGAGCTGCTGAAATCCCGCGCAGAGGCATGGCCGGAACAGACCGTGCCGGACGGTGCGCACTTCTTGGTAGCGACCGTCGACGTGCAGAAAAACCGCTTCGAGGTGTTGGTCATGGGCATTGGCCCGGGCTACCCGTTTGACACGTTTGTCGTCGACCGCTTCAACATCGCGAAGTCCAAACGCCTCGACGTTGACGGCGACCCGCTGATCCTCAACCCGGCGGCGTATCTGGAAGACTGGGATCTAATCAAAGAACTGGTGATGGACAAAGAGTACCCGTTGGCCGATGGATCGGGCCGAATGATGCCTATCAAAATGACCGGGTGTGACTCCGGCGGGGAGGCAGGGGTTACAGGTAACGCGTATGAGTATTACAGGAAGCTGCGTAACGAGGGCCACAACCAACGTTTCTGCTTAGTCAAGGGCGACCATAGGGTAAACAACCCACGTACGCGTATAGCGCTTCCTGACTCCAACCAGAAGGATAAGAAAGCCATCGCCCGGGGCGACGTTCCGGTACTGATGATTAACTCCAACGTGATGAAAGACACCCTGAACGGTCGACTGGACGTAATGGAGCCGGGCAAAGGCATGTATCATATCGGCGACTGGTCAGCGGACTACGTGTTTTCGGAGCTGTGCGTGGAGATCAGAACCGACAAAGGTTGGGAAAACCCGAATAACTCCCGAAACGAAACGTGGGACTTGAGTTACTATGTGCTTGGCATGTGCGTCAGCGGGCGTGTTCTCGCAGTCGAGCAGCTTGATTGGGAGAACCCTCCGGGCTGGGCCGCCGGTTGGGAGACCAACTTCATGATCCGCAAGCCCGAAGAGGACAAAAAGTTTGAACAGTCTTCGGATAGCGAATACAGTTTTAAAGACTTAGCGGCACTACTAGCCTGACAGGAGAGACCAAATGACCCCAGATGAATGCCGGGTGATGTACCAGAAATTGCTCGACGAGGCATTAAAAGCCTATCATGCCTTGATGACGGGCGGGTCAGTCCGCGTTGTCGTCGACCAAAATAGCGAGCGCGTCGAGTACACGGCGGCCAACAAACAAAACTTGTGGGCCTACATTGTGCGATTGCAGAACGCGCTTAATTCTGACAATCCCTGCAACGCCTTCATGGGCGTACCAAGCGGGCCTGCTGGATTCCTATACTGATGAACCAGACACCGAAGCAACAGAAACCACGCGCACCTCGGGCGAAGAAAACCGAGATCGCCCCGGTAGCCGATGCAACGCCAGTCGAGGGCCAAGCCTTCGGCGGCGGCATGGAAGGCGCTGACAGAAACACGCGAGAACTGTTCCGCTGGAACCCGGCTATCATTTCCCCGGATCAGCAGATTTCCCAAGACCAAACGATGGCGTCTGCCCGGGCACAGGACATGGTGCAGAACGACGGCTACGCAGCCGGTGCCGTGGCAATGCACAAGGACTCGGTGGTCGGCTCGCAGTACAAGCTGAACGCCAAGCCAAACGCCCTTGTTCTTGGCGCGCCGGAAGGTTGGGCAGAAGACTTCCAAGAGGTTGTGGAGGCCAGATTCAACATGGTGTCCGAGTCGCCGGAGAACTGGTTTGACGCGCGACGCATGAACACCTTCACCGGGCTTATCCGCCTCGGCGTCGGCGGCTTCGTGATGACCGGGGAGATCCTCGCTACCTGTGAGTGGTTGAAGAACCCCGGGCGCACGATGATGCAAAACCGGCCATTCGGCACGGCCATTCAGATGATCAGCCCGTTCCGCCTGTCCAACCCGAACAACGTGATGGACACGCCTACGCTTCGATCTGGGGTAGCGCTTGACCAGAACGGCGCGCCTATCGGGTACCACATCCGTAAGGCATTCCCGGGCGATCCTACCGACCTCGATAACTGGTCGTGGAAATACGAGCCTGCGCGCTTCGATTGGGGCCGCCGTCGCGTGATCCACGTTCTCGAAGCATTGCTCCCGGGCCAGACTCGCGGTATCAGCGAAATGGTCTCGGCGCTCAAGCAGATGAAGATGACTCGGAATTTCCAAGAGATCACGCTGCAGAACGCCATCGTCAATGCGACCTACGCGGCGGCCATTGAGTCCGAGCTGCCGTCCGAGGTTGTCTTCGGTCAGTTGGGCATGGGCCAGAAACCTTTCGGCGACATCCTAAACGGCTACATGAGCAGTCTGGCCGAGTATCTGGCCGGGTCGAAAAATATCTCAATCGACGGTGCCAAGATCCCGCACCTGTTCCCCGGCACTAAGCTGAAAATGCAGCCTGCCGGAACACCGGGTGGCGTGGGCACCGACTATGAGGAATCACTGCTTCGCAACATCGCCGCGTCACTCGGCCTGTCCTACGAGCAATTCAGCCGCGACTACACGAAGACAAACTACTCGTCCGCGCGTGCGTCAATGGCCGAAACGTGGAAGTACATGGAGAGCCGTAAAAAGCTGGTGGCCGACAAGATGGCCTCAATGATTTATACATTGTGGTTGGAAGAAGAAATCAACGCTGGTAATGTTCCGTTACCGCCGGGCATGACTTGGCGTGATTTCTACGACCCGATGAAGCGCGATGCCCTTTGCAACTCAGAGTGGATCGGCGCAAGTCGCGGCCAGATTGACGAGAAGAAAGAAACCGAAGCGGCAATCCTTCGCATCAAGAATGGCCTGTCAACGTACGAGGCAGAAATTGCCCGCCTTGGTGGCGACTTCCGCGAAGTGTTCAAACAGCGCGCTCGCGAAGAGGGTGTGATTAAAAAACTCGGTCTCGACTTTAGCGGCAAGGTAGTCGAAGGCACCGAAACCCAGACGAGCAGCACAGGCGGCGGGTCTGAACCAACGGACAAAGAGGATCAACCAAATGAATGATCAGGTAAGAGCAAGCGTCATGATGGCGCTCAATCGCATGAACGGTAACGCCATCGCCGTACGTGACAACGACACCACCATGATGTCGAACCTGCAGCAAATGATGATGTGCGAAGATGACGACTATCAGGAACGCGCAGAGCAGCAGGTGCGCGAGAACCTGTGCGCAGCATATGGCATCGGCCAGCCGGGCCAAGGTAAGCCGTTTGCGTTCTCCAACGGCCTAGCAATCATCCCGGTACACGGCACGCTTATCAACCGTTACGGCGGGTACTACTACGGCTACGTTACCGGTTACAACTTCATTCGCAGCCAACGTAATGCGGCCCTGACTGACCCGGATGTCGAGGGGATTATTTACGACATCAACTCGAACGGTGGCGAGGCCGCAGGCTGTTTTGAACTGGCGCAAGAAATGTTCGACACACGCGGCGTGAAACCTTCGCTGGCGGTAATCGATTCTAATTGCTATTCTGCTGCGTATGCCATCGGTAGTGCGGCAGACAAGATGACGGTCATCCCGTCGGGTGGTGCTGGCAGCATTGGTGTGATTTCCATGCACGTCGACATGTCGAAAATGCTGGAAGACATCGGCATCAAGGTCAGCATCATCAAGTCAGGCGCACACAAAGCCGATGGCAACCCCTACGAGGAACTGTCAGATGAAGTCCGGGCAAACTATCAGGCAAGCGTCGATAGTATGCGTACAGATTTCGTTAATCTGGTGGCCCAAAACAGGAATTTAGATCCGAAGGTAGTGCGCGACACCGAGGCAATGTGCTATAACGCTCAGGACGCGAAGGCAATCGGGCTAATCGACGCAGTTACGACCCCGATGCAGGCCGTAGCAGAATTTCTAAACGGGCCTTCCGACGGCTCAGAACAATCAGGAGCAAATGCCATGAGCTTTACTCAAGAAGAAATGGACGCCGCGCGCCAAGAAGCAGCAGCGCAAGCGACCACCGCAGAACGTACCCGCATCGCCGGGATCATGGGCTGCGAAGCCGCCGCGAACCGCCCTAATCTGGCGTCGCATTTGGCTTTCAAAACCTCCATGACCGTTGCCGAAGCTGGCGACATGTTGGTTGTATCCGCCGAAGAAAAATCGGCCGCCGCACCTGCCGCACCTGCTGCGCCAGCGAACCCTGCAGCAGCCAAAGGCGATAGTCCTTTCGATAACGTAATGGCTAACGCACAACATCCGAATGCAGGTGCCGACGCTGGTCAGGAAGGCACGCAGGAAGATAAAGAAACTGCCGGGCTGATGGCTGCTGCTAAGTCTGTAGCTGGCGAACAATGGGCTTAATGAGAGGACACTGACATGTCATTAGCACTTCTGATGGCGGCTACTAGCCTGCCGAACTACCTTGCCGGTAACGGCGACCTCGGGACTTGGGAACCGACCCAGATCTTCGCGGGTGAATCTGACATCGTGACCGAAGGTGGCGTCTGTGCCGCTGACATCACTATCTATCAGGTGATCGCGAAGAACGCAGCCGGTGCAATGGTTCCGCATGATCCGACCGCAACGACTGGCACCGGGGAAGATATCGTACCCGCTCCGCAGTCCGTGGCTATCGGTATCGCGGCACAGCCTGCGAAGAACGGCCAGAACGTCCCGTACTACATCGGCGGCGTGTTTAACGGTGCTGCGCTGACGTGGCATTCCTCGTTGGATACTTTGGTGAAGCGTCAAGCTGTATTTGACCGCACCAACATCCACATCGGCAACCTGTACTAAGGAGCAGCATAAAATGGCTGGACTGTATACTACCTATCAACTGCTGGCGGTACAGCGCAAGTTAAAAGCCTTGCCTGCGTTCTTCCTGCAGTGGTTCCCGCGCCAGATCGCCTTCGAAGAAGACATGATTGCCTTCGACAAAGTGATCCAAGACATCACCCGCGTTGCCCCGTTCGTTGCGCCTAACGTTCAAGGCCGAGTGATCAAGGAAGAAGGTTATTCGACCAAGACCTTCAAGCCAGCGTACGTGAAACCGAAACACGTTATCGACCCTAACATGTTCGTCCCGCGTCAACCGGGTGAAGCACTGGGTACCGGTAGCCTGTCTATCGCCCAACGACGTGACCGTGTAATCGCGTTCCTGCTGCAGAAGCATCGCGCCATGCACGAAAACACATGGGAATGGATGGCCGCGCAGGCCGCTCAGTACGGTTATGTCGACGTGCAGGGTCAGGACTATCCATTGGTGCGCGTAGACTTCGGTCGTGACGCAGCGCTGACCATGACTACCAACTGGGCTGCTGGTGGCGTTACCCTGATGGACATGATT